TCAAGCTCCGCACGGATTGGTTCCAGGCACAACAATATTGAGTCAGGTCACTTCACAACCCGCACCAGAACTGGCATCCACTTCTAGAACTTTTTCTGTGGGCAGTGGCACATGGGCAGTGGCTGGATCAGAAGGTATATTTGTGGCCATAAGAGCAGGATCCACAGCAACACAGCGTTCAACCAATGGACAAACTTGGGCAGCAGGTGGAGCGTTGCCTTCATCGGTTTCATGGATTTCAATAGCAGCTGGTCAAGTGGGTGGCACAACTTATTGGGTGGCCATCGCCAGTGGCAGCACCACTGCTGCTTGGTCAGTGAATGGTGGGGTCAGCTGGAGTATTGCCAGCACATTGATGCCCAGCAGTGCCAACTGGAGCAAGGTAACCTACGGAGACGGAAGATTTGTGGCTGTGTCCACTGGAGGCACTGCGGCAGCATACAGCACTGACGGTGGAGTTAACTGGGTATCCAGCACTCTGCCCAGCAGCGGCACCTGGACTGGTGTGGCAGCAGGATTGATAGGAACTTCCACATATTTCGTGGCAGTGGCTTCAGGTGGCACTGCTGCTGCTTATTCACCAGATGGTGGAGCCAACTGGATTGCCACAGGAGCATTGCCAGCTTCAGCCACATGGAGTGGAATTTCATACGGTAACAACAGGTTTGTGGCCATCAGCTCCGGCAGCACTAACGCAGCATTTTCCACCAACGGAACCACTTGGACACTGAGCACTCTGCCCAGCAGCAGCACATGGAATGAAATAATTTACGGCGATGATGTGTTTTTGATTGCTGCCACAGGCACCACATCAGCTCTCACTTCATTCACTGGTGAAACAGGTTCATTCACTGCAAGAACATTGGCCACATCATCCACATGGGATTCATTGGCCTATAGTTTTTACACAGGTCAAGGCTTTGGAAGATTTGTGCTCACAGACCAAAGCACCACTGCTTTAGAAATCAATCTAACTTCAGCCAATCATCAATTGGGCACAGGTCCACACGTGGTATCTGCAGTGCCCAGCCGTTCAACTATAAGATTTGTGGCTAGAACCACAGGCATCGTGAACACCACCAACAGTTCAGTCACAGGAGTGGTATATGCCAGACCAGATTCATTTTTCGTGCATAGACCATTTGATGGTGGAGTACAGTTGGGCACAGGAAATCCTAGTCATGGAGCACAGGCCATCAGACAGAGCAAGAAATATATCAGATATCAATCAGGCAAAGGCATCATGTATACCACTGGAGGTTTATTTGCTCCCAGTTACAACTTGTCAGGAGCCACAGCTTCTGGCACAGCAGTGAACAGTCTCATTACTTTTGTGACAGATGACACAGACCACGGAGTGCAAGCAGGTGCTGTGGTAGAAACCATAGGCTTTGTGAGTTTTGAATACAATGGTGAATTCACTGTGGAGAGTGTGATAGATGCACGCAGATTTACTGCCAGATCAGCAGTGGTACTCAGTACTACCACAGCGCAGTTGGGCACTGATTGCAAAATGATTCTCAAACGTTGGCACGGAAGTTGTGTGCGTATTGGAGCTTTTGATGAACAGAATGGAATATTTTATCAATATGATGGCAATGAAATGGCCGTGGTACGCAGAAGCAGCACCAATCAATTAACTGGAGTTGTGGCTTGCAATGTGGACAGTAATGCTGTGCAAGGCACAGGCACAAGATTCCAAGATCAATTGAAAGAAGGAGATAAAATTGTGATCAGAGGCATGAGTCACTTGGTCACTCAAATCACATCTCAGACTCAGATGTTTGTGACTCCAGACTGGCGAGGTGCCAACAATATCACAGGAGCCAGAGTGTGTATCACCGAAGAATTATACCTTCCACAAAGTCAATGGAATTTAGACAAATTAGATGGCACAGGACCCAGCGGATATGACATATTACCATGGCGCATGCAGATGTTGGGCATGCAGTATTCATGGTATGCAGCAGGATTTATTGAATGGATGCTGCGAGGTGCTGATGGTAAATTTGTGTTCTTACACAAGTTAAGAAACTCCAATACCAACACCGAAGCATACATGCGTACTGCCAATCTTCCTGTGAGATATGAAGTGGAAAATCGCACAGCAGTGAACAAACTGTACACCAGCATCAATGATTCAGTGACCACTGTAGAATTATATGATACCAGTAAATTTCCCACCAACGGTGTGATCTATGTGGACAATGAAATGATATCTTACAATGGAAAATCAGGCAGGTCTTTGACAGGATGTACCAGAGCAGCCACGTTCCAATCATTCACAGCAGGTATCAACAGATTATACACAGCTGGCGTGGCAGCATCACACACAGCAGGTACGGGAGTCACACTGATCAGTTGCACAGCCACTCCCACCATCAGTCACTGGGGATCGGCATTATTAACCGACGGATTATTTGATGAAGACCGAGGATACATTTTTAACTATGCTGCCACAGGATTGAGTGTGAGCACTGCCAAACAGACTGCCTTTATGATCAGATTGGCTCCATCTGTTTCCAATGCATTGGTGGGAGATTTGGGTGAGCGAGATTTATTAAACAGAGCACAATTGTTATTGAATGAAGTGGCAGTGACCACTGACACAGGCTCAGGCACTGTGGTTATAGAAGGAGTATTGAATCCAAGAAATTATCCTGCCAATCCATCCAACATCACTTGGACTGGCTTGGCCAGCTCTGCTGCAGGAGGTCAACCAAGTTTTGCGCAGATAGCACTGGGGGGTTCTATCAACTGGGGAGGTGTGCCACTGACCACCACCACTGCTACCATACAAGGAGCACTGACCACCACTGTCACTGCCATAGGATTCACCACAGTCACACAGAATTTGACAGCCATTGCCAACTCAGGATTCAGAACTCAAGCATTTAGAACTGTCAACAATGATTTCTTCATCACCAATGCAGCCTATGATGCACTCACCAGTACTCCTTTGAGAGTGGGAGACAGAATAGTGGTGGGCACTTATGTGATCACGGGTCAAACCATATCCACCATCACTCGTGCTTATTTGGGATCTGGTTTTACAAGGATAGTGATGAGTTCAGTGGCCAACGCCAACAGCCCTATAGGTGTCAACATCACTGCGCCAGTGCAGAACAGCATCTCAGTGAACTATGCCAGTGCTTATGTGAACGGTAGAACAGACTTTTTAATCACTGACACAGACGCAACCACATCCAATATCACATTGGGTGATGTGTTGCTTGTGAGTACCTATGTGATCAGCAGTCAGACCGTTGCTGGTATAACCTCTACCTACGCCCGAGTGAATGGTGTGAATTACACCAGAATTGTGATGAGTTCAGCTGCCAATGCCACACAGACAGTGAATACCAATACCAGCACCACTGTGACTGCATCAGGCACTAGTGCTTCATACGCAGGTAACTTTATATTTTTCACACAGGCCACTTGGAACAACTCAGGTGCTGCCAACGGTACCAGGGTGTCTACTGCATTCACTCAATTCCCAGCCAACACTTCTGTGAGTGCTGTGAGCACTAGAAGATTAGGATCCACTACTGTGATCAGAGCCACATTCACACAGACACTGAGCACTTCTGTGTCAGCAGCTGGCACAGTGACATTCCAGTTTGGAGATCCACAGTTTGCACTGCCAGGTGAACAGGTATTCTCATTCTTGGTACAACCAGGTACATTGAACGCATTAAGTTTGGGTGAATTGAAAGAATTGACCACCACTGCCATAGGTGGCAGAGGCACGTTCCCCAATGGTCCAGACGTGCTGGCCATCAATATCTACAAGATATCAGGCACAGCAGTGAACGGATCTGTTATTTTACGTTGGGGTGAAGCTCAGGCGTAACAATTTTTTGACTGTCTCCTGGCACTATTCTGTAATTGTCTTCCACGCTGTCTGCAGTGGAAACTTCTGTGATTGAACTGTTGTCCAACACTGCTTCCAATTGATGAGGTTGCAAAGGAGGATTTCTCCAAGTGTGTCCTTCCAGCAGTTCTTTTTGATAAATTTTACCATCTTTGGTGTCTATCCAACGCACCAAAAATTTTCCTGCATTCACAAACCAAGTTTCATCTTTGATTTTGTGAAAATGCAATGAACATTTGTTGCCGGCTTTGGTGAACACCAGTATTTTTCCACAGTACTGATCATTGGTGGCCCATATCAATTCATAGCCCCAACCTTTGTCCACTTTGCCTTCAGATCTAGTTACAGTCATGTTCAATGTATTCCTTTATGTTTTTGTATTGGATGTTCACGTGAGTATTTAAAAGACTATTGTCCGCACAGGTGTAACTTTGATATTGTGTTTTTAATTGATCTGGCATGGGTATCAATTGAATGTGAGCTTTGTATTTTTTGGCTATTAATTCTGCCACAGCAGCAAAACTCACAGGCATTCCTGTGCCCACATTAAAAATACCACTAATATTTTTGGTAAGCATTTGTTGATGTATTTCACACACATCTGTGACACACACAAAATCTCTTTGATAGTTTTCACTGTTTTCGAAAAGTTTAATTACTCCTGTTTGTTGAGCTTGTTGAATAAATTTTGAAATGGGAGATGCTTGGTTACCTTTGTGTTCTTCATGTGCTCCATACACATTGAAATATCTAAAACCTTGCACTGTAATTTTATATGTTTTGGATTGAACTGTTCTATCAAATAAAAACTTGCTCCAAGCATAAGCACTTTGAGGTGACTTGGCGGAATTTTCCTTAAAGTTTTCGTTATTACCATACACACTGGCAGAACTGGCATATTGAAAATTAACTCCTGACTCTTCACACGCCTGTAAAAGTTTTGTGCTGAAATCATAGTTCATTGTCATTAATTTTTCCACATCGGTTTCGGTGGTGCTGCTGATAGCACCCAAGTGTATCACTTGATCATACTTGGATACATCTGGAAACACATTGGCAATATAATCATATCCTTCCACTGTGTGCCCTTTATGCGTCAAATGTTTGAACAGATTTTGACCGATAAATCCCTTGTGTCCTGTGATTAATATTTTCATGATTGTAATCTATCTATGATTTTTGTGGTGGAAAATCCTTCCACTGTGGGAAATATAATCACTTGTGCCAATTCATTGCCCACTGTGGTGGCCACTGTGTAGTCTCCACCTTTGACGATGATGTCTGGTTTATGTTCTTCTATGGCTGTTTGTGGAGTATCTTCGGAAAATATGATCACTTCATCCACCCAAGGCAACATTTCCAATTGACGTTTTCTAATATTAATATCATTTACTGGTCTGCCTTCACCTTTTAATCTACGCACACTGGCATCATCATTGATGCCCACTATTAATTTTTTGCCTTGATTCCTAGCAAACTTCAACAGTTCCAAATGACCTGTGTGCAGTATATCAAAAACTCCATTGGTCCATACCACTCCTTTGTTTAGATCTTCTTTGGTGACAGGTGCTACGCCAAATTTTTCTACATTTCTTGCTGCTGCATAACATGCCAATTCACAAGCACGTGGCACAGTCATGCCTTGTTTAATGCCATAGGCTATCACTGCCAACACAGTGTCTCCCGCTCCGGTCACATCTGCCACTTCTCTCACAGGTTCTTTCACGTGTGAGTATACACCTTCTTTGGAAACGATGTGTATACCTTTGGCTCCATCTGTGATCACCAGCCATTGCCAGCGGTGTGTTTGAGCAAATTTCACAGCTGAATCCGAATCAAACACACCATTCCAAGATTCATATTCTTTCATGTTGGGTTTTACTAAAAATGCTCCATCATAATAGTCAGCACTTTGTTTGGGATCTACCAACACCCATTGAGTTTTTTCTAAAATACTTTTTACGGTGTGCGATTTAATAACTCCTTTGGCATAATCACTCACTAACACCATGCTTTTTTCTGTGAGAGAAAATAACAATTGTGATAAACAACTGTCCTTGGTGTATTGTTTTTCTCTATCCCAACGCAATATGTGTTGGCCTCTTTGTTCAACCAATCTTATTTTTGTTGTGGTAATAGGAGCATCTTCTGCTATGGATAAAAATACATTGCTGTTTTTTAATAAATTTACCAACCCATATCCATCTGTGTCTTTGCCCACTGCTCCATACAATTGTACATCATTGTAAATGGCAGACACATTCAACGCCAAATTGGCAGCACCACCTGGAGAAACTTTTTGATTTTGTTCTAATAAAATAGGAATGGGTGCTTCAGGCGACATGCGATCAGCAGTGCCCATGATCCAGCGATCCAGCATTATGTCACCAATTATTTTGATCATTATAGAAATTTTAACATCTTGAAAACTGTTTCCAGTTTGATTTGATTGGTGCGATTCTGCAGTGTGTTTCTCAATCCTTGATGCAGAGGTTTGGGCCATTTGCCAAACTGCACCCAAGCATATCCATCATGTTCCTCATTCAATTGGGGTAAAAATTCTTGTTTGACCACACACAAATAAGTGTGATATAAAAAATTTTCATCATTGCTCACAAAAGTTTCCAAAGGTATGGTTTTTACAATATCCACTGAACCCACTTCCTCGCTGATTTCTCTTTTGAGAGATTCCCATGGTGTTTCACTCTCGATATTAGTGCCGCCCACTAACCCCCACACATTGGATTGTTTGCTCTGTGTTCTGTGCAGAAATAAGAATCTTTTGGTTTGGAGATTATAGAACAAGGCTCCGCAGCCAATTATTTTCTTCATACTCATGTTAATAATTATGCTATAGACTTAGGTTCCAGGTTCCTTTGCGATATTCGCCTTCAAAACTCAACAGCCAAGTGGCACCGTTCCATTTGTACTGCACACCTGTGTTGAGATTGGTTACATATTTAAAGTCCACCGTTGAATCTTCAGAATTGGCATTAGAGCTGGCATCAAACAATATGTTCCATTGAGTGCCATTCCATTCTATTATGTCATTGGTCTGCGCCACTAAATCTGCACCGCCGGTGGACTTCCAAGCATCTGCTCCATCCACTTGATTGGCTGCTCCTATGTCATTTAAAATTAATAGTCTAAGTCCGGTGACTTTGATTGATGTGGGATTGAATGTTGATGGATCCACAATATAATCCACAGTGCCTCTTGTAGTTACTCCGCTGAATAGTGTGTTGGTTGGTATTGTGTCTTGATCCCAATTTACAATCAGTTGATTTTCATTCAAACTATTTACGGCAAATGTTCCGGACACAGTATTGGATATGTCTTGTCGATCTAAAAGTATTCTGCTGATACCCGCTTGGTACACCCCTGGATGTGCATCCAACACTTTTTTCCAATTGGTTTGACCAAGTATTCCTTTGTCCACTATTTGCACTGTGCTGTTCAACACCACTATGTCATAACCTGATCCAGTAGTTAATGATACTGCATCTGCATCTTTTCTAACAGTTTTGCTTATATTGACTTTGCCATCAGCAGTGGTGTTAATATCTGCTTTGGCATTATTGGCAACTGTATCTTCATAGGCTTTAAGCTCAGGCATGCTGGTTCCTAAATCAATCTCTCCTGATTCTTCATTGAATATGCTAGTGACAATTTTTGTAATTACTCCTAATTTTTTTACTTTAGTTGGAGGACTTATAAAAATGGGAGTGGTAAATTGCAGTGTAGCAATGTCTATCTCGCTCTCAGTGCCTGTGGGAATTCCTCTAGAACTAAAAGTTATTCCATTAAGATCTAACACAGTTAAACTGGTCCAGTCCACAAAATTATCTGTGGTTTGCAGTTCCAAACTGGGATTGAACAACATTAAAACTTGTTCTAAAATCTGTAATTTTTGATCTGTGTTGGTGGACCATATGTCAACATTTACTCCTAATGTGTAGGGGGTAGGCATCAATCTTTCCACGGTGTAATTTGCACCTTGTATATTTAAATATTCTTTGTTGTTGGAATCAAAAGCTCTTTCTCTCACATGCAATTTACTTACATATGAAGCGTCAGCAGTACGTGTGCGATCCATATCCAGTGTGGTTACATAAACTGCCATTCGTGGAGCGCTGGGTATTTTGTTTTCACTGTTATCTCTAATTATATTTGCCACTTGTCTGGTCAAATCACCATACATCACAGGTATAGTGGTCAAATTGCCTTTGCCATCTTTGTATGCAAAATTGCTCATTAATCTCACAATTTGAGTGATGTATCTGCGTATTTGACCGTCGTAAAAAAATTGCATGTTTAATTGTCCGCTTTGGGTTTAAGTGCTTGTGATAAACTTTGTCTTTGATCAATGGTTTGACCTGCCACTGTAGTGGTGTTTGTGTTGTTTATAAATCCTGTTTTTTGAGTATTTCTATTGTTGGTATTGGTCAAGGTCATGCGCACTGCATCTTCCATTTTTACCCAACGAGATCCGTCATATCTAAACAGTCTATTGGGCAAGAAATCTGTTCTTAAAAAATAATCTCCTTTGGCAGAACCCAAAGGAAATCCTATGCCGTGACCGAACACTTCGCCATTGGGAGCAAAACCATCACCTAACAGATAACCATCATAACCATTTCTATCTGGAGTTTGATTGATTCTATCTGCCATTTCATTGGCAGTGCTGGCATCCAATGTGTTAATATCTGTGGTCACCAGTTCTGGTTTTCCCTGATCGTCTACCTGCAGTGTGTATAGATGTTTGGTGTTGTAGCCACTTTTGGCTGTGTCTGCTTCTGCTTGTGCCACCACTGCTGCATTGATCTGCATTTCTTTTTCATAGGTGCTGAGCACATCTCGCAGTGTGTTGGTGCTGCCTTCTTCTGCTGGCAAATCCAGTATCTCTTTAAATTCTTGACTGTCCACTATTTGTTTAAGTTTAAGTCTATAAAGATGCGGATACCAAGTGGGTGAAAATCCTTCTGCTGCTCTATTAATGTCCTGTATCACATAAAATCTTTTCAACGCAACCTGATAATCATTCAATGCGTATTGGTCTTTGAGATGAGGCAATTCTATCACGTCTCCTGACATTAACTTTCTACCAATGGTTTTTACAGAACTGTTGATGTGTACTGTGAGAAATATGGTGTCATTTTGTAGAAATAATCCAAATTGACTCATGTCAAAGTCAATGTCATTCACATTGTAGATACCTCTGATTTGATAGATATTGGGATCATATTTTCTATCTCTATTTTCTAAAAATAATAGGTCTTGAATGTTGGTTTCTTTCACAGCATTGTATCTTGGTTGAGTGGCTGTGGCATCTTCTTCTTCAGGATTTACAGGTCCAAGGTATTTGTGTACAAACACATCGGTACCGCCCACAGTGAACATTTCTGCTATGGTCTGGTCTAAAAATGTGTAATCTTGACCCTTTTCTGGCTTATACAAACTCAATCTTGGCATGCGTATATTTATTCATGCATCCTCCATTGATAAATATGTTATAGGATACACAATGAGCGATCTGCAAACACAACGTCAAGAGATATATGATTTCGTCAAAAACATGCTGGGCGGTGGCATGGTTGAAGTGGAATTAGACCCCAGTCATTATGAAACTGCACTCACTAGAACCTTGGGTAGATACCGTCAAAGATCCGACAATTCAGTGGAAGAAAGTTACATATTTTTAAACACAGTATTGGACCAGAATAGTTACACACTGGCCAATGAAATCATGGAAGTGAGACAGTTGTTCAGAAGATCAGTGGGATCACGTTCTGGTGGTGGAGATGGTGGCACATTGTTTGAACCTTTCAATCTAGCCTACACCAATACCTATCTATTGTCCAGTACCAATCTTGGCGGAATTGCCACCTACAACATGTTTTCACAATATCAAGAATTGGTGGGCAGAATGTTTGGAAGTTTTATTGAATTCAAATGGAATCCAACCACTAAAGTATTGACACTGTTGCAGAGACCCAGAGCCAACGAAACATTGCTGTTGCACGCTTATAATTTCAGACCTGAAAGTCAATTGTTGCAGGACTACAAAGCTAGAGAATGGATCAAAAGTTATACCTTGGCCAATTGCAAATACATGCTGGGCGAAGCCAGATCCAAATTCAACACTGTGGCAGGTCCACAGGGAGGAACCACACTGAACGGTGACAGTCTCAAAACTGAAGCTCAAGCTGAAATGGACAGATTGGATGCAGAATTGGCCACTCAAATGGCTGGCGGTGTGGGATATCATTTCACAATAGGTTAATATTTCATTGACAATTGGTTAAATTTAAAGTACAATAGTACTTTATTATGATCATCGGAATTTGCGGATTAATAGGCAGTGGCAAAGATACCATTGCTGACTATCTGGTTGAACAACACAATTTTCAAAAAATGTCTTTTGCTGACAAGCTCAAAGACGCTGTGGCTCAAATGTTTGAATGGGATAGACAGTTGCTGGATGGCAAAACAGATGAGAGTAGAGTATGGCGTGAACAGCCAGATGCATATTGGAGCAAAGAAGTGGGCAGCACAGTAACTCCTAGATTGGCTCTGCAAAAATTTGGCACAGAATGCATGCGCAATGGATTCTACGACGGTATATGGGTCAGTTTGGCCAAAAAGAAAATTATGGATAATCCTCAAATAAACTGGGTGATTCCAGATGTGCGTTTTGTGAATGAAGCTGACATGATCAAAACAGTGGGCGGTAAAGTATGGTGGGTCAAAAGAGGCACACTGCCATTATGGTTCAAAATATATCAAGATGTGGGGGTAGAACCCAAAGACATACACGCTAGTGAATGGGCTTGGGCTAGGTGTCAGTTTGACACAGAGTTAACCAACAACAGCACTGTGCAGGATCTTAGAAATCAGGTACAAGGTCTCCTTGCACCCATTTAATGCCTTGTGCTTGCAGCACTCTTTGACAATTGGCACATACTGTTTTTAAATTATTGAATCTACAATTGTTGAGATTGCCATCCACATGGAACACATTGAATTGCTGAGGATGTCGGCTTTTATGTGAGCATTTATCACACTCGGTCTTTTTGACATATCCTGATTGTTGCCATTTGGGCTGACCCATGGGCTTGCCTTTGTAACGCACACACAACTCACACTGACTTCTGTAAAATACCTTGTTTGCTTTATGATAATTCACAGCACAAGGGCGTTGTTTGCAGGCTTTGCACAAAGGTCTCATAACGTATTTAGCTGCCCTTTTTAGGCCCTTTTTGCTGGGTTTAATTAGGTGTGTTTTTGAGCGTTCAGAATAAATACATTCAAATAAGTCATAGATAGGAGAAAACAATATGGCACTAGTATCACCGGGCGTACAAGTTACAGTAATAGACGAAAGTTTTTATACACCAGCGGAACCAGGTACAGTTCCAATGATTTTCATTGCCACTAGGCAAAACAAAGCAAATGCCTCAGCCACAGGCACAGCGATAGGAACGACAAAAGCCAACGCTGGCAAACCTTTTTTAATAACTTCTCAAAGAGATTTAAGTGAAACTTTTGGTGATGCAGTGTTTGTCACAGACACTAATAACAATCCCATTCATGGTGGTGAATTGAATGAATACGGTTTACAAGCAGCATACTCTTACTTAGGAGTCAGCAACAGAGCGTATGTGGTCAGAGCAGACATTGACCTAGGAGAACTAGAAGCATCAGCCACAGCTCCAGAAGCTAATCCTGCTGCAGGCACATATTGGTTTGACACTGGAAACACATTGTTCGGAATATTCGAATGGAATTCTAATCCAATCACAGCCACAAATGGTCAAACATTCATAAACAAAATACCCACAGTTATCACATCATTAGAAGTAGATCAGCTGGTG